CTTTATCGGTTAATGCAAGCAGATGATCGAGATTTTCATCTACCAGGGCGTCGTTAGCCTCGCTTTCCATGATTGCTAACTCAGTCGCACTCCACGGTGTAGCACCATCCTCATGGGTGAACACCTGGACAGCCATAACGTCATCGACCTCATCATTAGCCCAATAGGTCTCAAAGACATCCAAACCACCTGAATCAAGAGCTGTGGCGTATGCATCAGTAACAAGCATACAATGGGCGATTACACCCGTTGCACTATTGGAACTGATCTCGATGGCATGGTCATCATCGTTGAAGTTGTAGATGTAATTGTGATGGATATTGACATCAAGAATTGCAGCTGCAGAGTAGATGGCCGCTGAGGAATAATCCCCTTTAAACGTATTATAGGCAATCTCAATATCTTCGGCTGCGGCACTGAAATTAATCGCTGCGGTAGTCCCCGTGTCAGTACTCCCGGTAAATTCGCAACCTATGACTTTCATCCGATCGGCATCGGCATTTCCGGTGATAACGAGGGTGGCCGCCTCAGTTGAATCGCCTGTAACGATTCTACAGCCAATTAACTGAAATCCAGCCACGGTCACGTTGAACATATCGTCCGGACCGTCTGAGGACGTGGATGATCCGTCAAAGATCATGTTTTTGAATACCACATCTGCGGCACTTACCGGGATCGTAGCATCCGAATCATTGGCCCATGAAAGAGTAGGCCGTTGGTTGCCCGATCCATATCCAATAATAGTTATCCCAGCCTTATCACACACGAGATCCGTGGCAGCGTCTATGGTGTCCGTATGTCCCGGGGCTACATGAATCACATCGCCATTGTCTGCGGTGGCAAGATTATATGCCTCATCAATGGTGATAACGGCATAATCCCAACTCTTTCCGTCCCCGGAAGCGCTCTTTCCGCTGTCCACATACCAACTATCTCCCGCGATGACCGGGTTTTCGCTCTCCAAAACGAAGTCGTCAAGAGGCTTGTATGCCTGGCCTCCCCCTACCAATACCACCTTGCTCTGATCTGCGATTGCCGGACTTACCAGACAAAACACAAAAAGCAAGGCAAGAACCATTGGCACTGTTCTTATTAAGCGCTTAAAAATTCGATTTCCCATCTTTCATTCTCCTCTTTCTAGTTAATAGTTGTCTCATTATGCTAACCGCAAAACGTTTCCGCCCTATGCGGGATCTCTTGCGGGAGATACATATCTTATCATTATCTGGTACAAATCCATAGACTCACGGTAACCGGGCTCGCTTTCCCGGTCTCGGTGATAATAATCTTTCCAAATGCGGCACCTTTTCCACTCGTGTATTTGATGATGTCGCTTGCGTTGCCTACTAAGGTCAATCCAGTACCTATTTTAGTGCCGTTGAGTTCCCAATCATCCCCGTTTACGCTCTCGGCGAGTTCAATATCAATCGTGCCGGCACCCGAAGCAGTAAATTTGTATTGTACGACAAGATCATTTTCTCTCGTCTGTTGAAGGTCGAAAACCGCCGATGTTGCAGTGCCGGCTGCAAGTATCACTTCATCCTCGAATAGTTGCTGGACTACTCTATCTATGTTTTTGTCCACATCAATACTCCTCTAAGTTAAAGACTGTTTCGGTGTCATAAATGACAGGGTTTTGTTGTAATACCCCTCCAACGGCAAACGCTATGGCTGTAATTGCAGGAACATCGAAGGGTTTAAGCCGTGCTAAATCCTCTTCTCTCTTGACCGTCATCATGTAGTTCTTCAATTTCTCGCAATCTCCCCTGACCAGCACACTTTTTTTGTGCTGTAAAAGCTCCAAATAGCTCTTAAAAGCATTCGGTTGATCTGCATAGGGTCCAGGCAGCGGATAAAACCCATTCTCTTCGTTTTGCATTCCATGGGTTGCCGCATAATATCGATCGATGGCGGCCTCATCCATTTCGCAATGAAAGCCTCCCTGTAAGATGGGATATGTGTAATATTTCTGTTGTAGATCAATACACCCTGATACGAAGGCCTTGTATCCTACCCTTCTATCAGGTTCAAATTCTTCCAAACACATGATGAGGTGCTCTTGATGATCGACATCTATTTCCCTGGCGAGTGCGACAATGATGGCAAACCCGGGATACCTTCGCCCCTCTGGATAAAATCCGCCTGCAACGTGGGCATACTCATCCCCGGTTTCCTTGTTGCGGTAATAATATTTCGGCTTTCTCTCTGGTTCCGGATTGTTGGTAATTTTAGCGAAGTCCCTTTCTCCCTGAGTTATCTCAGGTTGAGGAATCGCTATTCTTTCAATAAGGGCGTTCATATCAATCATAGCACTCCGCAAATACCGAATCAGAGCCATACTTCCTCGCCATAGTCTCATAATTAAATGCATGGCGAAAATGGTCTGTTCCCAGCTTTACATAGATATATCGCCTTGATCCGGTAGTTTCGTCCTCTTCAATCTTCTTGGCTACATTATGGAGATGCTTGGCAAAATCCTCGGTCATTTGACATCTCTTCGGGAGAACAAGGGATTGCCCTGCTATCTCCTTATGGCTTGCATCCAATGACTCCGTGCGATTACATTGCACTATCAACTCTTCTTCGTTCCAGGCGTAAGATCCTTTCTGGTGCTCGTTATAGTAATTCAGGAACACCTTGCCCCTGTGACGTTCTGCAAAGGCCCGGGCATTTCTCATCTCGGGAAGGGCATCAACCACACACCGGCTCACATTGAACTTTTTCATAAGCCCGTCAAGGTCTTCCCAATCCTTATAGATTTGGAGGTGAACCAGTTTCCCGGATTTCGGGGGGTATCTCTTGCCAATCACCGTATGGAGGTCTTTGCCTTGGTCCACACCCATAAAGCAGGGCCCAGTATCCCGGTTTACTATTCCGTCACTACCGCATAAGTCCAATACTTGATCTATATCCAACCTGTTTTCCGCTTCGATATACGCTTTCCCCAATTTAAGCCGAATGAAATTAGCCTTATCAGTGTCGGGGTTTTCCCAGGCATCTAAGAGTGATTTAGGATTTATCCAGTAAAGAGAAGGCTGCCCTATGGCAAATCCAAGAATATCCTTTTCAGAGGTTCGGCCTGCAACCCATTCACCGAATCTCGGGTCTAAATTCAAACCACAGTGGGGACAGGTACGCATAACAGATCCGTCTTTCTGGCGCTGGAATAGTGCAGGGAAATTATCATCGAGATCAAGGCAGGTGTACTTACCACAATGTTGACATTCGATATGCCAATACTCCTGACTGGACGGCTGGAACTTTTTGTCTATGCCGTAATCAGGCAAGGTAGGATTAGCAAGATAGGATTTTGTATGAATTGGCGATTTTGAAAGGCGGCCATCGACAAACTCATCGATTCCGGGATGCATCTCATCATACTCATCGTGAACTGCATGATCAGCAGGGTCACCCTTCAAAGCTGCGGAGGTTTTCATCTCACCGCGGAGATCTTGCCCAAGGCGACCAGACCGGAAGTATAAAAACCCTGAGCCAATTCTTTTCAGGGTTGCACTATCGGTATCTCGTACATATTGGCCGATTGTGTCTGGGTTATCTGAGATAAGAGGTCTGAAACGTGATTTGGAAAACTCGGACACCTTATCTTTGTTGGGAAATAGATAGTAGACGCCTGTAGGGTAATAGCCATAGATCATGCCATTAAGCACATTCAAAACTTCGCTTTCAGTAAATGTTGCCTGTGTACCCTTCATAATAACTTTGATGGGTGGCCTGACCGACATAGGGCGCACCTGAAATTCATGGCCTTCTAGGGTAAAATATCCAGCCACGAGGCGAATATTGCTACTATACGCCCAATACCAAGGGTTGTAGGCCTTTATAGCCTCTTCAGCCCCTGGACTTAATTGTTGCACGATGTTTGCCGCTGATTGCATCAATTACCTTTTCGGTTGCCTTAGCTATCAATTCCCTGTCTTCCGTGGTAAGTTGGGGTATAATCTTCAAAAAACCTGAGTGTTCATGCTTATCAGCCGGATAATGACCTCTTTGGGCGTGTGCATCTTTCCGAGCTCCCTCGCGGATACCCTGAAGGGCGACCTTGTATCTGATTATGGTTTCGCCATCACCATAAAACTCATTGCCTTTTTTATCATGGTATGTCATGCCACTAACCGCGATTATCTCAAATCCATCTGGTAGATCTGCCTGTTTAACAGCTCCTTTTACTTTGATGATCCTCGGTTCCTCGGCTTCGAGCGCCTCTTTAAGTTGTGTGGCTAAGGTTATATTCGTAATCCCCAACTCTTCCTGAGTCGTCCGATTCAGGTTGCGCTCATCCTCACCGTAGAGGGCTTCAAAATCAGGTTTTTCTGTATCATCTTTTTGGGCCATCATTCATATCCAGCTTCGAGATCTAAAATGTAGATAAAAAGTTGCACCGCATCATCCTTATCGAAACAAACATAATCGCCGTACTCATACACATCAATCTGGGGCTTTATCGGCTTCTCCGGCATCCGACAGGTCATGCACCCGGCCATGAAAATGGTCAGCGAGAGCACCAGCGGGATCACTAGCAGCTTTGTCAGCCTTGTCTTGCCGTTCTGTTTGCCGTTGTGCATACCATAGTCTCTCAATGAGCATTGCCACACGATTCAGAAGCTCCGCAACTACCTCAATCCAGTGCATCAGTCTTTGACTTTCTTGGTTTCCCGAATCTTGGAAATCAGGGCCAATAGACCGGCAACACCTGTGAGAATAGCCGTAATGACCTCATTGGCGCTACCTACATCCTCGGCACCCATCGAATAGCCGAATATACCAAAGACGAACGCCAGTAGAGCTAAGACAGCCGCTCCTATCCGGCCCCATAATGCACTTACGACCCAACTATCTTTTTCGTACATGATTATTCTCCTTTCACCATTCGTTTAAATTTCCGCCATATGGCTACGAGTATAATCCATAGCCATGTTGTTAGTTTTGTGGGTAGATATTGCCACATCATACTTACACC